GAAGAATAGAAAGGAACGGGGAAATCACTTGTATATCAAGTGATTTTTCTTCACATGATTCTAATTAACACGCATCATTAATAGATGGTGTTGATAACTATTTATGGAGAGAATTCTTACCATTTATTTATCCATACTTAGGATTACCTTCCACCTTATATGAAGAAACTTTGTTAGCAATAACATCTTTAGAGACACATTTGGAATACTATATGAAAATAGGGAAATAGAGAAGAAAATTATTCTCTTGTAAGCTAAACGGGACTGTAACGTCCGGACATCCAACCAGAACGACTTTTGGAAATACGATGCGAGTAAGCTTGTATTGGAAGTATTTATTTGATTAAAATTATGTTCGGAATTACTCTATGTTCGTAGGTGGAGATGACTTTTTCGCTGTAGTTAACACAAAAGACCTTGACAGAATTAGGAAAGGAGTATCAGATTTGTTCGCTTCAGAAAAATCAGGTATTAAAGGTCTGGGTCAATCGACTAGAAAAATTAACGAACTTGGTGTTAACATAGATTTCCTATCAAAAATAGGAAACATTGGAAAAGGGTTCTGTTATTTACATAGATAGATGTAACGAATCGGAGTTTAACAGATGTACTCTGATACTACTTGTGAAGACTACAACAACTTAGTTAAGGGACTAAACTGTGCGTTGTATATTTCGGGTGGAGGTTTAGAATACATAGAAGGAATCATGGAAAAATTGGGTAATCAACATAAAGAAATGGATGCACATTAATTATAATCATTTCTTGACTCTATGACATCAACTATGTCAGACTAATAAAGAAATAGATTCCAGTATACTATGAACAACTATTATCTACCGTTGTAAGGATTCACGGGTAGGGAACTATTACACATGGAAAATACAGTAGCATTTGGAGACTTGGGGGGATAAGATAAGGGCCAAGTCAAATTAGCTATGAACGGATATTAGGATGGAACCTATGAATAAACTGCTTTGTTTGTATAGCGACATTAGAGAACAGACAGAATATTTAAAGGTTATGCCACTGATGTTAATTTTTAGGAGACAATTATTGGTTAGAGAAGCTCACCTCGTTAAAAGACGCCCAGTATTGAGTCTGGCTAAAAACTCAAGAGGTCTAAACCCTCTCTTCTATAATGGCTAACAACTATTGTAGTCGTATTCTCCTGTTCCTAAAAATAACAATTCTAAATCCAATCCTACCCTTGCTGGTAAACAAAGGGGGTTGTCTAAACCAAATTAGGCCAAGCTCGTAAATTTGAGCACTTAGACTGTAAAAAGTTCTAAAAAGAAGAAAAAAGTCGGGAATGTCAGAACTGGAATAACTTATGCAAATAAGATAGACCGGATGAAGACAGGACTGTCTTCACATGATGAGAAATATCTCTGTAGTGTGATGAAACCCTTCGACTCTTAGCCGGAAAGAGGACCCGCCAGCTTTATGAGTGGGACCAGTTTAGTATCTTAAGTATATGAAACTGATCTTACTTTTTAAGCCGGATATAAGTATGGTGTTGTAACATTATTTCCACATAACATGTATTAATAGCAGGGCTAAAATTATATTTGTTGGTTGAACTTCTTACCAACATAGAATAGTTTGCCTGCTCAGTTCAACATCGCTAATATCGCAACTAGTGGCGGTACTACTCAAGATTCTATAATGGCAGGAAATGGTACATCTGACATGTCTAGTACTACTGGTAAATGGTTATCAGCTAGACTCGTGCGTTTAGGAGTTAAACTTATTCCTACAGGAAATGCTATGATCAAATAAGGAAAAATTGTGATTGGCTAGGTTCCTGGTAAGAATAACATCTAAGCGGCATCATCTAACTTCAACATTCCTTCCTTATAGTAATTAAGAAATTATCCTACTTCGGCGGAGTACGCAGCTGCAGCAATAACATAAAAAGGAGCACAATATGTTTGGCTCCCTTTGGACCCACTGGACTATACATATATGTTAGGCAATTATTCATAAGACAATGAAGGCTAAAACTTAGTAGGTAGAAATCCGATTTTAATTTACTTCTCTGGTTTAAATCCAAACGGAGAAAACTATCTGCTTTAAATATCATATACTTATGAATTTATCCCTGCTCCAGCATTTGAACCTTGGGTACCATGTAGGAAGGCTTAGGCTTCCCTTCCATCTGTTTAATCCTTTATTTCCTAATTGGATGAGACGGCACTTAGTGACATCTCGTCTGGTGTGGGAGATATGTTTAATTCAACAATTAAGAGCCTCAGCGGTAGTATATTATAGAAAGGATTTTAAAATCTAGGTTTAACAGCACTCATTTGAATGTTTGTGATACTGATGGTTTTATCTGTTATATAATATATGTAAATCCCCCGGTAAATAATAGATGAAGCGTAGCTATCTTAAGTGATTTGGACGCCCAGCCATAATCTAGATGTTTGACCGAAGACTGTTTTTCTGGTTACAGTATAAAGAAAAAGGGTTGAAGTTGAGAACCAGATCTTGACTGATAAAACTTGAAGTGAGGCGCCTTTCGCGCTCATGGATTGGGAGATCTAGTTACGGACATAACTAGAAAACGAGTGTGGGCGGTACCTACACAAACCCGGCGTAGAATGGAG